GTGTAGATTTTGGACGCATAAAGAAATATTCTAAAGCATCAAATGATATTGATGAAAAACTTGAGTACCTGAATAAGGAATTTAAAAAAACAGGTTTGTGTGAAATAGCAGCAAATTCTACACCAGGAATTTATGTCAGGAGAGAAGAAGAACCAAATCCAGCTCATGCTATATTCAGCAATGCATCTTTTAATGGCATGCCATTTGGTATGACCTCATTTAGTGGTAAATCAATAGGTGGATCAACTAATGCTTCTGGTCATTCTATATCACCTGATGGTCTCAGGGTTGCCAAAACATATCAGGGTATTGCTAATGGATTTCAAGCTAGACCACCAGGTTATCAAAGAACACCAACGCATCGTAAAGTTGGTTCCTTTTTATGGTATTGGAATGGTACTCATTATAGCTGGTTAGAGTGGAAGTATGATAATCAGTATGAAGGTAATGCTGGTGAGTGGGCTCAGTGGAAGCAGGGAATATTTCCTTACCTAGATCCTATTATTGGTGATCCTAGTTTTGATCCAAATTTGTTAGCTGCTATAAGAGCAGCAGGAGGTGGTGGTGCTGCATTCCCAAATCCAGATGATATTACACCCCCAATTAATCTTATACTTTTTCAAAATGAACTTGAACATCCTGATTTTTTACCTATTAAAATTCCAGATTTCTCTGATGAAGGATTTAATTACTTAAAGAATAAAGCGGAAGAAGAATTACTAGCAGGGACATATGATTTGATGAAACGTGGACAGGTTCCATTTTTAACACCAGATCAAGTCAATAAAATATTAGTTGATCCAAAATTTCAACAACTTCTTCAAGATGACCCAGACCTAATTAAACAACTACAGAGGATGAGAGCATCAAATGACAGTAGATATTCTGAACCAGTATCAGATACACAAATTTCTGGTCTAGGAGCACAACCAGGTGATCAACTTGCATTTGGTGGTTTTGGTGGTGGTAAACCCACACCTCCAACTAGAAAATCAGACTTTAAAGGTATTAAAAAGAATACAGCAATCAAAAACGCTACCATGAGTGTTAATGGTATGGGGATGAGTCCTGCAGCATTTGAGAAAAAGTATGGTATTAGTCCTAAAGATTTTCTTAACTTACCAGAGAATAAGATAAGTCATAAAAAATATCTTGAAGAGGGTGCCAAACTAGGACACTTTGAGCCAGAGGTATTGAATGTAGATATTAATAAGTTAAGAAAAGGAATATTACCAGAGTTTCCAAAAGATCCTCCCCCAGAGATGATTGATGGATACGCAGCAAATTCAAGACTTGCACCAAAAAAACTTGAACTTCCACCTTTTATCAAAGTTACAAAAAAAGATATAGCACAAAATCATCTACTCACTGATAAAGAGATAAGTGATTTTATGAATGTTATTAATATGATTAATGATTATATAAAGAAAAATCCTGCCGAAGTAAAGTATGCAATGATAAGGTATCCAAAAAATGATCCTCGTCTAGCTCAATTAAATTGGCAGATGGATCAAAAATTAGGGGCAAGTGAAGAGTATATGGAAACTCATTTCCCAGAGAATCAAAAATTGTTTGATAAAATAAAAAAGAAAATAAAAAATACAATTGCCCAGACTGATCCGAAGAACTTTAAGGGTGTTAAGTTACCAAAATTTGATAAGACAAATTTGGAGGAATTTAAAAAAAAGAAAGAAGTTTATTCAAGATATTTTAAGAAACCAGTCAAGATAAAAAAACTTTTTAGAAAATAAAAAAGAGGGGTTGACATATAAATAGTAAGGTATTATAATAACAATGTTGGACGCAACATGG